AGGACACCGCTCAGTTGTTACCTTAGTAAATGGTCAGAGTGTGGTGGTTTGTGTCCCCCACTATTTAGGGCAAGTAGCCCATGGGAGCCTGTCTATTTGTTTTCGGTGGACAACCATTCGCAATGTACGTTTGAACGCTGGTCGGTCGCTTAGGCGCGACCGTCTACCCTCGTTACCGAGTGTTCCCATAGCAGGCTTCAGGTTCCTGCAAGGGCTAATGCTCATCTCTTTATGAGCTGTTGTTGTAGGGGGTGTCGGGTCAGTGTTCACGGCTGACCCGACGGTACGCATATTAGACGCGGGCTAGGTGTCAGATGTTGGAGGGATCGGGAGTTCTGAGGTGATTGGTCTCTAATCGAATCCACTGGCCGTTGATATTCATCTCAGCAAACTTGACCTTCTCAGGCGTGTAGAAGTTGCCGTTGATAGTCAAATATTCAACCTGGTGGTCGTTTGATATAGCGATAGCAAACACGGGCGTACAGAATGACCATTCGTCGTTTCCTGTAACAATCCTGATGGGGTTAATTGGTTGCATAAACTCATTCATCGTTTGGTTTCCTTGCTAGTCGTTCGCTGATCTTGTCTAAGTCTTTAGGCCGCCAAACGTGGACTTCTTGTCCTGCGTCCTCCAGTGAGTTAATCCACTCCCATTGCGTGTTTGACACCACACCTTTATTAGTTTTCAATTCCACAAAGATCGTGCCTCGAATTGGGTGTGTCATCACTAAGTCGGGGAAGCCTTGGTCGCCAGTGTTGGGTGTGACCCATCTACCCGGACGAATCTGTGCAGGTTGGGTGTGCATAACTTTCCAGCGATGCAACTTAGCCAAGGTGATAACGGCTTTTTGGAACTCTGCCTCGGACGGGTCAGCCATTGTTCATAAGCCGATCTATCAGTTGCGACGCTTCACGTTTGGTGGATGGCACTGCGCCTTCCCAGTTTTTTGCTCGAAGCATCCCCAACTGTTTCGGTGTTGGTCCCTCACCTGCTCCTGCTGGTGCCTCATACTTTGACCCCAATGTTTCATTGCGCACTGGTGCTTTACGCTGCATGTGATGTCGTTAAACTGGTGTTTCTGAGTGACGGTTGCATACTTCCGCAAACGATGCCAACTTACCGAACGACATCATTAGCCCGAGGACACGGCCCAAAGCCGAAGTGGACGCGTTCATTTGTTCACTGTCACGGGTGAAACTTGTTTTGCCTGGGAAAGGTTCGTAACAGGTTGCTTGACATGGGATCGGATCGTCGGGTGTCCGCCAGGCCTGCATTGTTACCGAGATAAACGTTTTGCCGTCAATGGTGACGATCTCTGGTCGGTTCTCCATGATTCTGAGTTCGGGCCAGCGTTCTAGTGCAGCTGCGAAACGGGTTGGTACATCTACATAGTTTGAGAGATCCATTACGATTCTTTGTCTTTTTGTAGTTGGCGCTGAAATGACGTCATTTTTTGTTCGGCTCTGATGGTTCGAATCATCGCAATGCAACGGGCGGTTTCCTCAATTGTCATTCCGTAAAACTTGCCTTCCTCGGCACAAAGTAAACAGATACCGCGCAATTCGTAGCGCATACGGACGTCAGCGGTTGTCGGTTCGTTGTCACAAATCTGACAATTTGTCACGTTCATTTGAATCCGCCCAGACGCATAGCGACGATCGCGTCCTGTGTTGACTTAGTCATATTTGATAGATAAATGCCGTGCTCCTCAGCGACATAAGCCAACTCAAACAGGGCTTTACGCAACATCGCTACATCCTCCGACAAGCGTTCTATCTGCCAGGCGGCGGCCTTCATGGCGATATCTGCTTTGGCGATTGCAGCGATCATTTCGTGGGTTGTCATGTCGGGTCCTTTACTTGTCGGTACTTTCCGTCACTATAGACCAGGGCTGTGGCTTGAAAGTTTTTAGACCTGATTTTGCGACGGTCATTTTCTGTGGTGCCCGCCCATATCCCGCGTTCGTCTGGGTGTGATAGTGCGTAGGCAAGACATTCCACGACAACAGGGCAGACCGCACAAAAAGGTTTAATAACGTTGATGTTTCGCAGGGATTGCATACCGGAACTGGGAAAGAATAAGTCGAGTGGTAGGTCGTGACAAGCTGCGAGGGTTTGCCAGTCGGGTCGGTGGATGTTCAGCACAAAGACCAGGGTTTCCAGCCGCACGCGCCTGTTTCCTCTAAATCGGAGTAAAGCAGAAAAGCGAATCGGAGGTTTAATGTCGGGTCTGACATTGCTTCGCCAAACGGCATATTGAACAATTGCTCAACGAATTTCGTATGGATTTTGTTGATTTGTGCTGGGCCCCAATCGTGACCGTTGAATCGAGCGCGTAAGTCAGGGTCGCTGGACAGTGGGGTGACGTTGAGGCAACGAGTTTCTTTCCAAAGTAGTTGACCTAGTTTTTCTAGGATTGCTGGGTCGTTGGGCCAGCCAACTTCAATAGCAATAGGGAACCATTCCTGGCATTTAGTGTCAGCTGGTACTGCGACGACGGTCGTAGACGGCTGAACAGTTGTCGTGGTACTTGTCGTCGTGCTGGTCGTAGACGTTAATTCGACTGCCCGTTCTATTTGTTGCTGGGGTGTCAAATCTTGCAATGTGATCGTTCCCCTGGGTGCGATAGTGAGGTCGGCAGTTGTTTCTTGTACGCCTGTGATTGCCCATAGAGCGCATAGGGCATAAGTTGATATTGCGATTATTGCTAGTCGTTTAAGGTTCATTTAGTAGTCCTCTGTTAGGTCCGCAGCTGATTTGCGGGTGCTGAAAAAGCCTTCAAGCATTGGGTTATTTTGCATGATCTCTCGAGCCATAAAAGCGCGGTAATTGTTATTGAATTTGAACTCGCTGTTCGGATCGTATGTAGTTGAGTGTTGAAACCTGAGCACTTCTACGAGTGCGCCGATGCCGTAATGGTTGTGGCCGTTGTTGTATAGGGCGTAACACATTTTGGTGAGTCGTTCTATAACCCACGGGTTTGCCTCTTTGAACGCTTCATACTTGAGCCGTTCTGCTGGCATTTCTGGAACATCAAGTTCCGAAAATAAGTCTAATTGCATCTTTCCTCCTGAGTCGGGTTTCCGAGGTCGGGAGTAGGTTTACCTATTTTGTAGGTATAAGTCAAGTACCCATAATAGTTTTAAACGCATGGTGGACGACATCAGCATGGTCTGCGATTAGTGGCGACACCTCGACATGAACCCATTGAGCGCCTTTTGAGCCAATAGTGTTTTTGTCGTACACCTTCCAACTGTCCCTGTCGCAACGAAAACCCGCACCCCAGCCCAAAGGGTTTACTTTGTAACTGCCTGCATAATCGTGTATTTCCTCTATACCCAAAATGTCACGGTGGGTAAACAGAAAGTCAATTAGTTTGATTCGTTGTTCAGGGGTGCCTTTGAGGTCTACGGCCCGCCAAGTGGCGTGTACTGACTTCTTTGGTGGGGTTGTGCCGACCATGTTTCTGTCGTTAAAAATGCCTATGTTTGTTACGCCGAAAAGGTAACAGCAGTAGTCAACGATTGTTTTTGTGCCTTCACGTTTTTGAGCGTGTACGGCGTCGGTGTTGCCTGTGTACGGTCTAGACGTCATTGTCTCTGTCCTTGTCTTTAAGGCCGTTTGAGGCGAGGATTCCAGATAGGGCCCCAGTTAGGAAAAGCATCATTGGGGATAGTAGTGACCACGCTGATTCGTCGTTTGGTGATACTTCTAAGGGCTGGATAACAAATAGAAGTCCGTAAAGCAGTGACACGGTAGAGATAACAAACGTTGCTGACAGTGTGATGCCGACGATCAGGATTAGGCGCGCTTTAATTTCTGAGTTGGTTAGTCGTTTCATGGGTTGCACCTTGTTGATGTTGGGTGGGTTTGGCAGTTGTCTCGAGTGCGGTCACCGCAGCTGGTGACGACAAACATGAGGGCTATGGATAGTCCTGCGATCAAAACCAGAGTTTTCATGGTGTATCTGGTAGGTCGGCTTTGGGTCCTGCTGTCCATGTGGCTGGGAAGTCCCTGAGGGCTTGGCGGTAGGTTGCCCATGCTTGAGTGTCGCAGGGTGCGTCTGGTAGTTGTGTCCAGTCGGAGTCTTTGAGTAGGCGGTCACGGTGTAGGCGCATACGTTCATGCCACCATTCGACTGGTACTTCGTCTGGGTCAAGTGTGGAAGTTAAATCGTGGTTCATGGTCATGCCGCCTCGTAAATAAATGCAAACCTAAATTGGTCTGCGGATGCCAAAGTAACTGGAACAGTTGATGAAAATTGTCCTTGTGCATTGCCTAAACGAAATTCAAAAAGGCTAGTAGAGGCTTGTGTTGCTAAACCTGTGTAGGCGACATAGCCCGCTGAAGCGTCAAATAATGTGGCGTAACCTACTGCGCCGTTTGCTGAAACCATAGTGCCGAAAGGCAGCGATATTCGATAGGTGCCCGTTCCAAATGTGGTAGTTGAACCAACAATTATTGACATTTGACCGATAACAGTTTTGTTAATGCGGGCGTAAGAACCAGTAATTGTTCCGTTGCCAATTGCTGGGTTAGTTGTTGAGCCAGTCCAAACGGGTGTCCATGTTTCCCATGCGGCCCCGATGGTGTTGAGCGTCGCAGCTGTCAACACCTGCCCGCTAGTCGTCCCTGCTGTCCACTGTGTAGCCATAATGTTTTCTCCTTTACCAGCCGAGTCGACTGGTATCCAAAATACCGTAAGTAGTGCTGTCAAGAATGAAATACTGGTAATAACTTGCTGGCGACAAATACACCGTCACATTAGTTTGAGCCGGTGTACCACTAAAAGACATGCCCTCAATAACACTAGGAATCGTTTGCAACGACTGACCCTGCGCCTGATACTGCATAGTCACATTAGGTCTCAAAACATAAAGAGCGTCGTACATAAAATCTCTAAACGCTGTCGCATTACAACTAACGTCATCAAAATCAACTTCATATCTCAAAGTCGCTGGGTCGCCCTGCATAGTGCTAAGCCACGACGCAAGATCGGCGGCCTGCGTAGTAGTCGAGTCAGCGGTACTTAACGAATAACCACTAATACCGTAAGCGGTCTGTGAAGTTGTGTTGTCAGATAATTGCGCCGCAACCGTTTCGGGCGTGACAGTTACTTGATTCATAAAGTTGTCACCCAAACCAATACGGCGAATATCGGTGTACGAGATAGTTGTTGCATCGTTGCCAGTGCGTTTTAATTGAACACTCGTACTAGAAAAGTAAACTTGTGAACGGGCTATAAATCCAATAAGCGTTGAACCAGCAGTTAACAAACCTTTTTCGGTGTTATTCAAAACATTTAGACGGTTCAAGATTGTTCCGCTATATGTGCCACCCGTACCACTAGCCGTGGAATCGCCAGCTGTACTAGAAGTAATCTGCGGTGCCGTAGGAAACAAAGCGTTAGTTTGGGCCGCCTGCGTACAAGTCTGAGCTGCCGTGTAGTTCATATTTTTCATAGTGAACTTGCCAGCCTGGGCAAGAATGTCTACGCACTGAATCGTTGCTGTAGATAGTCCTGTGTTGCCTGGATAATCGTTGTAATTAACTGTCGTTACTTTGCCAGTCCAGCAGGGTTGAGTGTCTGAAAATTGGATTTGTACTGTGGTGCCTCGAATAAACGACGCAACCTGATTTGTGTTGTTTTTAATTGTGACCGAAAAGCCGCCGCCTGCATAGTTGTCTAAATAGTTTTGGCGTCCCCAGTTACCAGAAAACGAAAGTACGTCACTGGTAAAAACGGTTGGACTTGCACCGTAAACAAATATCCAAGCGTGCTTAGCCATTACTGCACACTGACAGGAAGTTTGCCTGTGTTGCGGTTGTATGCCTGCAACGCTCTAACAACCTCATTGGGGTCGGCGCCTTGGACAGTAATGTTGATCGTGCTACCGCCACCACCGTTAGGCGTAATACTGCCAGACGTGCCAGGCGTAAAAAGTTCAGGCCCGCGCTCACCCACTAAATAGGATTGTCCGCCCATAACCGGACCACCCATAGCTCGAGCGGGAATACTGCCGTTTTCCACTCTGCGATAGATGGACGGATCATTACCGCCAGACCCGATCGGATTGCCTAAAAACTTGATTGTTCCAGCGGCCCAAGCAAGTTGAGCAAGATCACCACTGTTGATCGCAATAGAAATTTTGGTTGATAATTCAGGCGGGAAGTTCTGCACCATCTTTTCAAAATCTTGCGCGACGATGAGCTGCGCTTCGTGGAACGCATCCATCTCTGCTTTGCCACCACCAAAAGCCGCGATCGCTTTTTCTTTGAGGGTGTCAATGTCGTTGTCAAGTTTGTCAAACGAGACCTGGCGTTCAAACTGTCCGATCAGATTGGACCAAGCCGCTTTTGCGTTATCTGTTGCAGTTTTAGCCAAAACAAGTTTGTCCGCTAGATGTTGAAGTTCCGGATTTGTTTTGTCTCGAATTAACTCAGCAAATTGTTTGCTGTCGTCCCGTGCTTCGCGCATCGCACCAGCGAACACTTCAATTTTTGGTTTGTCGTCTTTAAACCAACCAACCATGTCATTAAGCGTGTCTCCCACTAGCGGGACCACTGATACCGCAGCTTGAACAGCTGACACGGCGCGATCAGTCATTGAAGCGCCGTCTTCAAACACTCCTGTAAGGCCATTCCAAGCGTTACTGAAATATGTCACCGGATTTATGGCGTCAATGACTTGTCCCGTCACTGTGCCGATCGCGTCACCAATGCCGAAACCACCAACATCAAACGATAATATTTTCATTATCGGTTCAAGTTTTTTTGCAACTGTGTCCAAAAGCGGAATAAGCACTTGACCAAACGCAATTGTAATGTCCTCAAGATGATCCTTGAGATCGTTCATGGTGTCACGGAACTGGCGGGCCTGTTCCAATTCTTTTGGGGTGATTACTTTTGAAGCCGAAACTTTGTCCAACGATTTGGACAGATCATCTGATCCAATGTTGATCAGTTGAGCCATATCGCGCCAACCCTTACCGAGAAGTTTTACTCCTTCTCGAGCGCGCTGGGCTGGGTCTTTAATATTCTTTAAATGCTCAATGGTGTTGAGAAATGTTGCGTTGACGTCTAGCGAACCGTCTTTCGCATATT